AGCGGGTTGAATGATTGTCTGACGATTGACGCAAACACGGATCAGACGGGCCGACAGCTGATTCAGGATGCTGTGATGAGCATGTTTGATGAGGGCTGTGTCGCCATCGTGCCGACAGACACGGATATCAATCCGAACATTACCGGCGGTTACGATATTCTGAGTCTGCGTACCGGAAAGATCACACAGTGGATGCCCGAGGACGTTAAGGTACTAATCTATAACGAGCAAAAAGGAATTAAGGAAGAAATCGTCGTTCCGAAAAAAACGGTAGCTATTGTGGAGAATCCGTTTTATGCGGTGATGAACGAGCCTTCCTCTACCTTGCAGCGCTTGATTCGGAAACTGAATCTGAAGGACAGAATCGATGAAATGTCCGGCTCAGATCGACTGGATATGATTATTCAGCTCCCCTACACTATCAAGACGGAAAGCCGGCAAGTCGAAGCTGAGAAGCGTCGGCGTAAGATTGCGGACCAACTGAAGGAATCTGATGGCATGGGTATCGCCTATACGGATGCCACTGAAAAGATCGTTCAGCTTAATCGCCCAATCGAGAACAACTTGCTGGAACAGATCCGGGATCTGACAGATCAGCTTTACGGACAGCTTGGCCTTACCGCAGAAATCATCAATGGAACGGCGGATGAAAAGGTCATGCTGAACTATTACAATCGGACGATCGAGCCGATTCTGACTGCTCTTTGCGACGAGATGTGTCGCAAGTTCCTGACAAAAACCGCTAGGACAAAAAAGCAGTCTATTATGTTCTTCCAGGACCACTTCAAGCTGGTACCTGTTAATAATATCGCGGATATCGCGGATAAGTTCACACGTAATGAGATCCTAACGGCGAACGAAATCCGTTCTATCCTGGGTATCAAACCGAGCGATGATCCGAAGGCAGATGAGCTGCGCAACAGTAATATGCCTATTCAGGATCAGGAACTCGCAGCGGAAGCTCCAGTGGATCCGGCCGAATTGGAAGAAGCCAAAAAGGTTCTTATGCAAGCCGGATTAAACGAGCAAGACCTCAGTGAATTAAACGATAACGAGATTATCGAATTGGCTGAGAACTATAAGAATGGAACACTGGAAGAAGAACCTGCCAAATCGGCACAGACAGGATGAAACAAATCAAAATGAAAACCAAATATAAGGAGGCATATGGTTATGCCCAGAGAACGACCGTATGACATTTCCGGCTATGTGACAATGAATGACATTCTTTGTAGTGATGGCCGGATTATTCGACAAAACGCTTTTATTGATAACGATGGCGAAGAAGTACCGATGGTTTACCAGCACAATCATAGCGACCCTGAGAATATTCTGGGTCATGCTCTGCTGGAAAATCGGGAAGATGGCGTATATGGCTATTGCTGGTTCAACAAAAACCCGAAAGCCAAAGCTATGAAGAATGCCGTCGCGAATGGCGATATTAAAGCGTTTTCTATTTTTGCTAATGGTTTAAAGCAGCGCGGAAGCGAGGTCATCCATGGAAATATCCAGGAAGTTTCGCTGGTTCTGTCCGGAGCTAATAAAGGTGCCCGGATTGAGAATCTGAATTTCGCGCACAGTGATGGATCTGTTGATATCGATGATGAGGAAGCCAAGATCTTTACAGCTACGCAGAAGATCGCTCTCTATCATAGTGATACAGATGATGAAGAGGAGGATGAAGACATGGCTAAGAAAGCCGAACTGGATATCGAGAAAATCCTGGACGACATGGACGAAGATCAGCGTAAGGTTGTTCAGGCTTTCTATGAGCAGGGTCAGATTGATGCTCTGGAGTCTCTCGATGACGATGACGAGGATGACGAAAACGAGGACGACGAAGAGGAAGACGAATACGAAGACGACGAGGACGATGAGGAAGAAGACGAAGCCCTCGCTCAGTCCGATATGGGAGGAAAGAAAATGAAGAAGAATGTATTTGACAACAGCATGGAAGAAACCAAGGGCGAAACTCTGAGCCACGCGGAGATTCAGACGATCTTCACTGACGCGAAGCGGGTCGGCAGCCTGAAGGAATCCGTACTGAGCCATTCTGCCGAGTATGGTATCGATCAGATCGACTGGCTGTTCCCGGAATACAAGAACATGAACAACCCTCCGGAATTCATTAAGCGGGGTCAGGAATGGGTCAATCGGGTTATGAGCGGCGTGCATAATGTTCGGTTCACCCGTGTTAAGAGCATGTTCGCTGATATCACCGAGGATGAAGCGAGGGCTCTGGGTTACATCAAGGGTCGTCGGAAAAAGGAAGAAGTCTTCACGCTGCTCAAGCGGACGACTGATCCCCAGACCATCTACAAGAAGCAGAAGCTTGATCGCGATGACGCGTTAGATATCAATGACTTCGACGTGGTCGCCTGGCTGAAGGGCGAAATGCGGATGATGCTGAATGAGGAAATCGCCCGTGCAATCCTGATTGGCGACGGCCGCTCCACTGCCAGTGAAGATCATATTTCTCAGGATCATGTACGCTCCATCTGGAAGGACGATGATTTGTTCACCGTGAAGGTTCGGGTTGCGGCTGTTCAGAACGAAGCTCCCGCGAAGACCCTGATCAAGGCGATCATCTACAACCGGATGCTGTATAAGGGATCTGGCAACCCCACCTTCTTCACGACTGAGTCTGTGCTCTGCCAGATGCTGCTGCTGGAAGATGGTATTGGTCACTTCCTCTATCCGAACAAGGAAGCGCTGGCGACCATGCTGCGTGTTCGTGACATCGTTACCGTGCCGGTGTTCGAGCAGGCCGGTACCCGTACCGAGGGTGCTAACGAATATGATCTGCTGGGCATTCTGGTCAATCTGGATGACTATCAGGTTGGCGCGGATAACGGCGGCAGCGTCAACATGTTTGACGACTTCGATATCGATTACAACCAGCAGAAGTATCTGATCGAAACCCGGATTTCCGGCGCTCTGATCAAGCCTTTCTCCGCGCTGGCGATTGAAGCTGTGCATGACGCTAACAATCCGTTTATCACGATTGATCCTTCCATGGCTCCGAAGCCCTGGGCGAAGTCCGGCGGAAGCGTTCATCCCAACCCCGATGACAACTAATTCATGAGGCGGTGAAAATATGGCCAGATTCAGCGGAACCGTTGGTTTTCTGAGAACGGAAGAAACCGATCCTGAGAATCATCCTGGCGTTTGGAACGAAGTGCTCGAAGAAAAGCGGTACTTTGGCGACGTTTTGAGTAACAGCCGGCGTTGGGATCAAAATGGAAATTTCAACGATAATCTGGCCGTCAATAACCGCATCAGTATCGTAGCCGATTCCTTCGCAAGAATGAATCTCGGCGCGATGCGTTTTGTCAGATGGCTCGGGGATACGTGGAAAATCACAAATGCTGAGATCCAGTATCCCCGGATCATCCTGACTTTGGGAGGGCAGTACCATGAACCAGAGAAGACCTGAGCTCCATAATCTTTTATGCGAACTTTTAGGAAGCCGACATGTCTATTATCAGCCGCCAACGGGAACCAAACTACAGTATCCCTGTATTGTTTATAATCTCGACGCGGCAGATGATATGCATGCAAACGATCATATTTATCGAAGGCTTTATCGGTACAGCCTGACCTATATTACCAAGGATCCGGACGATCCGATGCGTGATAAAATTGACGATTTGCAGTATTGCAGCTTCAATCGGTTTTTTACATCGGATAATCTGAATCATTACACCTATACGATCTATTACTAATGGAGGTATTGAACTATGGCTAAATTGGTATGGGACCAGACTGGTCAGCGGGAATTTGAATCCGGCGTTCGTAATGCTGTGCTGTATCCTATGGGAACGAATGCCTATGAGAATGGTGTGGCCTGGAACGGCATCACTGGCATTAGTGAGAATCCCGGCGGTGCGGATGTTACTGATCTGTACGCGGACGACATTAAGTATGCTTCTCTGCGGGCCGCGGAAACCTTCGGCTGCACGATCGAAGCATATACCTATCCGGATGAATGGAACGAATGCGATGGCAGCAAAGAAGCCACGACTGGCGTATTTATCGGTCAGCAGCCTCGTAAAGCCTTCGGTCTTGCCTATCGGACCGCGATCGGTGATGATGCGCATCCTGGAATGGATAAGGGCTATAAACTTCACATCGTGTATAACAGCACTGCGGCGCCCTCTGGCCGCAGCTACTCCACGATCAATGATAATCCGGACGCGATTGTCTTCAGCTGGGATGCTACGTCTACTCCTGTGGCTTGCACGGGTCATAAGCCTGTAAGCACGATTGTCATTGACAGCACAAAGGCCGATCCCACCAAGCTGAAAGCTCTCGAAGATAAGCTGTATGGTGATCAGGCGAATGACGCTACGCTGCCTTCTCCGGATGAAGTACTGCAGATGATGGGCTAATCTATTTTTAATCAGGTTGTACCGATCGTAGAGTCGGCGGGTGCGCGCGCGATGGTGGGGTCGTGCGCTTCTATTTTTGAAAGGAGCAAAAAGGAGCAATGTTAAAGAAACTGATTGAATACACCGATTATAACGGAAAGAAGCGTAAAGAGAACTTCTATTTCTATCTGAACAAAGCAGAACTGACGGAAATGGAACTTGGAACAATCGGTGGTATGCGGAATTTGATCCAGCTGATTACTGACAAGCAGGATATCCCGGAAATCATCAAAGCCTTCAAGACCATTATCCTGAAGAGCTACGGCGAAAAGAGTCCTGATGGTGTCCGGTTTATTAAAAGTCCTGAATTGAGCGAAGCCTTCATGCAGACGGAGGCTTATTCCAATTTGTTTATGGAATTAATCTCAAATGCCGATTCTGCGGCGACGTTTATTAATGCGATCGTGCCTGAAGATCTGCAGAAGAAAGATGACGAGGATGAAGAGGCGGACAATGCGAAAGACACCGAAACCGGTGCTACAACGGATGCTGAAGGAAATATTCATCTGCTAGGGCAGAAATAATAAAAGAAGGAGAGACGGGAGATGCTTCAGATTACGCTACCCGAACGAGAGTTTTTTAATGAAGCCACTGGTGAATTCATTAACACCAAGGCGGTGACGCTTAAACTGGAGCACTCCCTGGTCTCTTTGAGCCGATGGGAATCAAAATGGAAGAAACCCTTTCTAAGTAATAAAGATCCGCTTAACCGCGAAGAGTGGATTGATTATGTTCGCTGTATGACGATTAATCAGGGAGTGGATCCTGAAACATATCGTTATCTGGGCGTAAAGGAATTAAAAGAGATTCAGGATTATATTGGTGACAGTCATACTGCAACGAAGATTTATGACCATCGAACGACCACGACTCATAGGCAGGAAACCATCACGAGCGAACTGATCTATTATTGGATGGTTTATTACGATATTCCAAGTGAATATGAGAAGTGGCATCTGAATCGACTGCTTACCTTGATCAAGATTTGTAATGTTAAGAATAGTCCGGATCGAAAGATGAGCAGACAGAGTATTTATGCACAGAATAAAGAGCTGAACGCGATGCGCAGGGCCAAACTCCACAGCAGGGGGTAATTGGTTATGAAAGTTAATTTTACGCATCGCGGTAATTTCAATAACCTGGAACGTTTTCTTACAAAAGCCATTCATATCAAACCGGTTATCCACGCAGTGTTACGAAAATATGGTCAAAGAGGGGTCGAAGCCCTTGCTGCCGCAACACCTAAAGACAGCGGAAATACAGCACAAAGCTGGACCTACGAAATCGTGGATGAGGGCGGTGCAAGTAAGATTGTATGGAAAAACAGCAATATCAACGATGGAGTCATTATTGCGTTGCTGCTTCAGTATGGTCATGGCACCGGCACCGGAGGATATGTTCAGGGGACAGATTATATCAATCCAGCAATTGAAAGCCTCTTTAAGGATATGGCAGATGAAGCTTGGAAGGAGGTGACTTCGTAATGGCTAATGAAATTGATGAGCGGATTGTTGAAGCAAAATTTGACGGTGCGCAATTCGAAAAAGGCGTAGATAAAACGCTTAAAAAGCTCAATGAGCTAAAGGAAGCCCTGAATCTTAAGGACGCCGGCAAGAATGTAACCCAGTTTGCTAAGGAAGCCAGCGAAGGCATCGATAAGGCGGGCAATTCTCTTGAAAAGCTGCAGAATCGGTTGACCACATTCACCGGGATGATTAAGCAGCAGATTCTTGGAGGATTGGCAAACGAAGTCAGTGGCGCTATTCTGAAGGTCGAACAATCTGTTAAAAGTCTCGTTACTTCTTTAAGTTCGCAGCAAATGGCTGCCGGTATGAATAAGTACAATGAGATTATGACGGCCGTTCGAACGATGACTGCTGCCGGAATTAACGAAGGCGCTGCTTACAAAGCTATCGATCGACTGCGTGAATATTCAGACCAGACTAGTTACAGTCTGAACCAAATGTCAAGCGGCATGAGTAAATTGGTCGCTTCGGGTATGAAACTGGAGAGTGCTGAGAAAGCTATGGAAGGTCTGGCCAACATGGCCGCTTCTGCCGGTGTAAATATTTACGATGCACAAAGAGCGTTTACTAACTTTTCTCAGGCATATTCCAGCGGTAGTATGCAGATTCGTGACTGGGTAAGCTTTGAAAATCTAAACATGGCAACTCAACCGGTCATGAAGATATTCATGCAGGCTGCCGAAGAAGTTGGAAATCTTACCAAATCTGTAAATAAGAATGGCGAAGAGATTTATAAGACAACCAGTAAGATCAATAAAAAAGTAAAGGCAAATAAAGAAGTTTCCATCAATGCTTTTCGTGATAGTCTGAGTTTTAATTGGCTCGACAGGCAGGTTATGGAGAGAGCCACATCCGTTCTGAGTTATTTTGAAGAATTGGATATGGATTTAAGCAAATTAACGGATGAAGATCTTAAGACGTTCGCGGCTAAAGCATTTGCTGCGGCTAAGGAAGCCAGAAGTTTTGCGGACGTTATGGGAACCATTAAAGATGTTATTGCAACTGGTTGGGCAACTTCGTTCGAAATCATTTTTGGTAAGCTTGAGCAGGCAAAGAACTTCTTTACATGGCTTACTGAAAGTAATTTTGCAGAGGTTATTTATTCCATCGGTGAATTTCGTAACGCTGTATTGACTGCCTGGGGTAAAGATTTCGATGGAACTGAAGAAGGCGGTATATTTAAGAAGGGAAAAACAGGACGAGATTTTCTGTTGGCTTCTCTTAAGAATATTGACGCTGCAATCGGCAGGATTCATGAAGGATTGGCATCATTCGGTGTTGTTGAATATAATGAGACACTTGGACGATATTTAACATTTCCCGAAATGCTTGGCAAAAATCTAGTATTACTATCCAAACGGTTTAATAAATTTTCTGTAAGCTTTTATAAAGACGTAAGCAGCATGGTTGCTAGATTGCAGTTAATCTATACTGAAGGGCAGAACGTAAATGGCGAAATTATTCGTGTTCTTAAGCCAGAATATAAAGAAAAACTGCAGAAAATTGCAGATGGCGTTGGTGCTGTCGCAGGAATTATCAGTAAACTTGCTGGCATTCTGAATAGAACCGTAGGAAAAGTATTTCTTAGACTTTTACCGATATTTGATTCTGTCGGAACGGCCATCGGTAATGCGCTTGCACCTTTGGTAGATCTGAATAATAACAAAGATTTCTTTCAAAATATCACAAATGCGATTGATAATCTTTTGATTGTACTTCAGCCTGCAATTGATTTGCTCGGACCTGTGATCGAACTTGCCGGCCAGTTAGCTGGTGTTTTTATTGACATTGGAATTCAGACCGCTGCGACTAACATTGAACTGCTGGCAGATGCTCTTGGCTTCATTATTGAATTGTTTGGCGGTACGTCAGCACAGAAAGCAAATGAAGGCGTCGGTGTTATCGAAAGCTGGAAAAACGATATACAGGCTTTTTCAGATACATGCAAAGAAGGACTTGGAGCCATTAAGACCTTCTTCTCAACCTTGTTCGATGATCTTCGTAGAATGTTCGGCATTGGCGAGCAAACCGAAGGTGAAGAGGGCGGATTCTTTAAAGGTATTCAGGATTTCTTTACAACGAATGAATTTGTTCTGAAGGTAAAAGCGTGGCTCGACCAGGCGGTTGTTGATGTCAGCAACTGGATTACTTCTTTACCGGATGAGATTCAAAAAGCAACAAAGAAATTAGCCACTTCAGCCAAAAAGCTGTGGGATCGTATTGATGAATTCTTGTTTGGTACGAAAGTAACCCGAGTTAAATACGATGGAAAGCAATGGGTTTCCACGACCGATAGGATTAAGACTGGTTTTTCATTGTGGTTGAGTCAGTTGCCTAAGAAAATCGGGGATTGGTTTGCTAAAGTTCCTGAAAAAATAAAAGCCGTTTGGGATACGGTAGACGAATTTCTGTTTGGTAAAAAAGTAACAAAGACTAAGCAATTACCAAACGGGAGTTTGAAAGAAACGACGGGTCGTGTAAAAGAAGGATTTTCAAAATGGTTGGACGATACCATAGCTTCCGTTCGCGGATGGTTTACAAATCTTCCAGCAACCATCAGTGGTTTGTGGAATGATCTGGTAACATTTTTCTTCGGGAAAGAAGTAACCGTTACAGAAGTCGATCCAACAACAGGCGTTGCAAAGGAAACAACGACTCGTGTAAAAGAAGGATTTTCATTATGGCTTGAAAACACTATTGAAGATGTAAAAGCTTGGATTACGGGTATACCTGCGACTGTAAGCACGCTATGGAATCAAATCGTTGAATTTTTCTTGGGGCGCGAAGGTACACTTGAAAGCAATAGTTCGCAAAAAGAAGGCGGACGTGATAATCCGTATACCGGTCGTGTAAAAGAAGGATTTTCTGCATGGTTATCAGATACTATCAAATCTATAAAGCAATGGCTTACCGTTGATGCTCCTACGGCAATAAGCGGTCTATGGGATAGTATTCTCGATGCCATTTTCGGCGAAACAGTAACCGAAGAAAATGCCGAGGGAATTGCAGAAGAGCAAAAGAAGTCGATCATTGATATTGCCGATGAAAATCTTAAACAGATTGGTATTGATATCGGTGGACTTTTTACTAATCTTCCGACATATATTGCTGCGGGTATTACTGGCGGTATTGACCTTGTCAAGAATCTATTCGATCATGTTAAAAACTTTTTCGCAAATCGGAACAAGGCTCGTGAAGAGGGTAAGCAGGTTGCCGATCTGATGAATGCAGATGCTTCCGAAATCGCAAAGAAGATGGAAGATAATGCAGAAGTCGAGAATCCTTTGCTTACCGCCTTAGTATCCATTGGCCAGTCTATTGGAGGATTAGTTACCGATACAATTCCTGGAATGCTGACAGAAGCTTTTACCTGGGTTGGCGGAGAAGCGGCCGGCTGGTGGGAAAGCCTTAAGACAATTCTCAATCTTGATGGATTTGACTGGGGCACTGTTCAGCAAGGGGCTAATGCAATCGGCGAAAAAATAGCCGGATTTATTCGTGAAATCCCGGGCATACTCAGAACCGCGACTGCTAGTTTAGTAAGTTTGTTTCATAAAGAAGACCCATTCGAAAAGGCTAAAGCAGAGATAGATAAACGCTTTATTAAAGATGGTGTGATCATAGATCGTGATGGATATTTGCGTGCGCTTAGTCAAGCTGCCGAAACAACGCAAAATGCGCCTAAAGAAGTTGGTTTCTTTGACAGTATTAAAGAGATCGGTACGGCTATTGGTGATGCTTTCATTGATCTTGGTCCAGATATTCTTGATGGTATTAATAAAGCGTTTACTTGGATTGGTGAGCAAATCACTAACTTTACGAAGAAACTGAATGAACGAAATAAAGATCAAGGTTTCTTTGAATGGATCACGGGTATGGCATCTGGTGGTGAAAATGGAGAATCGCAGATTGCGACAGCTGTTCGAAGTCTTGGTGAAACAATCAAGAACATTATCACAAACGTTATTCCGCAGTTCCTTGGTGCCGCTTTTGCCGAACTTTCTGTCGGTATTCCGAAGTTTATTCAAATGCTTTTTGGAGGACCTGACGATGCAAAAGCCGTCGAAGAAGGCACTGAACAGTTTGGTGATAATGTTGCGAAAGGCCTGAAAGAGGGACTACAGTCCACGTTTGCTGCTAATGGTATCGAAAGTATAAACAACGACTGGCTTGGAAAAGTATTTGGTTCAGTATTCGGTATTAGCAGTGCCAATGCTGAAGAGTTTGACAATCAAGCTGGCGAAGTTGCAGAAGCCCAAGAAAAGCAAAAAGAATTAACCGAAGAAGAAGCGAAAATACAGAAACGCATTTTTGAATTATTGGATGAAAAAAGAAAATATGAGAAAACGATAAATGGACCTGACAGTGGAAAATTGTGGAGTATAATATTCCCAGGAGATGTAAAGCCTGTACAGGAAGCTCAGGAAGGTCTAGCAACGGTAGACAAAGAGCTTGAAGAGCTGAAAAAGGAATGGCCTAATCTTTCATTCAACATGGAAGATGCCGATTCGAAGTCGATTAATAAAACCGATGAAGCACTCAGTGGCTTTATGGGGGTTTTAGGCAAACTCGGATCGTTTATGACCTCTGAAGGCGGCATGATAATTGCTGGATTAACTGCTTTTGGATTTGTATTAAGTCAGATTAAAGATATTTTCAGCATAACTGATGAAATCGAAAGTTTTGGTTATCCAGCTATGTGTGAAGCAATCAAAGTAGCAGTTCTTGGCGTCGTTGGAATAATCGGCTGGGTTAGTTATCTTTCAAGTCAGGCAGACGCAAATGTCGAAGGCGGCCGTCTTGATAATACAATGAAAACTCTTGAAACATTAACTAGCTTTGTTGAGCGAATCGGGGGTATACTCGTTAATCTCGGTGAAATAAAACTTGGCGGAACCGCACTCGAAGCTCTTGGCAGCTTTTTCGATTGGCGAGAAGCAAAAAATGTTGCCAAAGGAGCCAAAGAAGCTGCCAAAGAAGCTACTGCAACCGGTAATATTTTCACGAATCTTGGGAGTAATCTTCTGACAAAACTTTCTGAACTTGGACTAATAGCAATCGGTTCTGATGTGATCTCTGGTGGATTTGAAACTATTGCTGAAAGTCTTGGCGCTGTTTTTGCAGATATTGGTTTGGGTCTTGATAACATGATGACATTTCTTGACCCAGCTATTGAAAAAATGGCCAGCATGTCTACAAACGTAACCACGGCAATCGCAATGGTAGACGATTTAATCGTTTTGATTAACAAACTTAACGATATGGTTGGTGCTACCGAATTTGCTGAAGATCTCAATAAAGACATAGGCGGTGTTTCGTCCGGCAAGCCATTAGATTATAATTATTTCGATGGCGCTATTTTTGTTGCTAATAATCTTCAGACAACTCTTGGTTTTATATCTGCGCTAGGTGCAACAATGTCTTCC